CAGGTAAAACTCTAAGTCTTACTTATGGACTTATGAGAGAGTATGAAAAAGGTGCCTCACTTAGATGGCACAGGGATCGTTGGCAATGTGAATACTCTATTACTGTACAAGTAAGTAAAGGAGTATGGCCAATGCACTTTACAGAAAATTATATAGGTGGTTTATGGGAAGCACAAACTTCAGTAATACTACAAAGAGGAGACGCTATTTTTTATAAGGGTTGCGAGATATACCACAGTAGAAACGTCCTTCCTCATAAAACTTCTAGGCATCTATTTTTACATTATGTTGAAAAGAATAGTGCGCTAGATAATAAAGATAATAGAATAGGCTACGGAACGCTTGAAAAACAGGAGATTTTAAAAGATGTCAGCAATCGTAAAAGAGGAATATAGTGATGGAATCGTTAAAGAGATTCGACACTACAAAGATTTAACAAAAGAAGAATACTTTAAAATACTAGAACAACGAATGAATCAGTTCGTAGTATGGAATAAACGTATAATGAACCCAATTGATAAGCACGATCAAAGTGCACATTTTATATTGATTTGGGAACGAGACAAGCTACTAGGGTGTACTAGAGTTTGTGATCCATACACTCATGTATATACTCATGCAGAAACAGGAGTAGAGTATCAATATCCTGTATGGGATAAATGCACAATAGTAGATATGCGAGTATCTATGTTTCCTACAGACTCCTCCAATGCAGTATGCCACATGTGGGCTCCTGAATGGGGATTAAGAATTGCAGGAACTCAAAATGGTATGCTAGATTCGTACGCAGACGGACACCCAATATTACTAGCATATGCAAAGCAAGAGAAAAACTTGCATTTTATTGGGGAACATATGGATCAATGGGGATACATAGGATATAGGTGGGTTTACGAACCCGAAAATAAACAGGATTCGGAGAAACTTTTTGCTACATATGTAGAGAAACATGAGAGGACATAGAAGACGATTCCAGAGTAAAGTAAGAAGAAGGCAGCAATCGCAGAGAAGATGTATGAGACTACGAAAAAGCAGAGCGTATACTATAGAGGACTTAACTTTCCCCTTATTTGTTATACATACAGATAGTGCTGAAGTAATAGATGGTATTCTGTGGATTGAAGATCAAGTTTTAGATGACTTGAATATGCCAGGCGAAACTTTAGGGGCAAGAAGATTACAGAGTCCAATGAAAAGTATTTATCCCTTAAAGTATATGATCGAAGATGAAATAGGACTAATGAAGCACAGGGGAAGCACATTTATTGATAATGACGGAAAAGTCATAAACTATGAAAAGACAAGAAATCTTAAGTTAAAATATCATAAAATTGCAAAAAGAGAAAAGAAAGGAATAGCTACAGTCTTGTGGCTTAAAGATGTACCCTTCCCATTCGCAGAAAAAAGCCCGCCCGATATAGAAATTACTTGGGCAGGAGTCTTATACGACCACGGAATCCCTTGGAAGATATATGAGTTTTCTGAAGAAAAAAGAAAGGATACTTGGAGAAAGATTTGATAAAAGAATATTTAAAAGGAGTTTTAGTACTACTAGTCTTACTGATAATGATGGTAGGCTGTAGTGTACATAAACCAATAGACGGGCTGTGTTATACAGATAAAAGAGGGACTTATCTGTGTGAAGAAACTGATAGAACACTAGAAATCGAAAGAGAACTAGATAAAGAAATAGAACAGCAAATTATAGACCCTCCAATGGATATGTTTGAGCATTGTAAAGGGCTACAGGAAACTGACGCTTGGCATTGGTGCATAAACATACATAGGATAGCATAATGGATTACCAAAAAATTATAGACAAAATGCATGAAGGCATTATTTTATTAGAGTACACTAGCTTAGTTAGTGGGAAACACAAAATAAGAGAAGTAACTACTTGTCATAAGTACTTACCAAGAAACGCACAAGTATTTAATAAAGATTGGACTCAAAATTCGTCAGATCAGAAGATGCTTTGTTATGATCTAGAATTTGAAAAATGGGACGATATTGATATAAATACAATAGTTGCTTGGCAAGAAATTGAAGGAAAAGATTGGAAAGTAAAAATGGCACAGCAAACTGATCTTAATTGGGACGGCAATGTTTAATGTGCGGATTTGCAGGAACTACTAATCACCCTCTAATAGAGATGATGATAAAGAAGCAGGAGCATCGCGGACCTGATGCTCTTGAGTATTGGAATGATGAAAATTTTGCCTTTGCTCATGTACTCTTAGACATCAATGGAGAAAGGCAAGTACAGCCTTATATAACACCTAAAGGCAATGTATTATTATTTAATGGGGAAATGTATGACACGACAATTCCCAATGATACAGAATGGCTAGGAAAAGCATTAGACAAGTATGGATTCAAATTTTTGGAGCATACAGATTGGCATGGATCAATCGCGTGGTACCTACCTAAGCAGGGCAAACTAGTTCTAATACGAGATCATTTTGGGGCGAAACCTTTATGGTGGAGATGGGACGGAAAGCAGTTTGAATTTAGTACAACTCTGACTAGTTTTCTAGGTAAAGAAATTGATGAGTCTAGATTTAGTAGTAAATTTTTAGAAAATACTCAAAGTTTTGGAGATCAAAGTATCTATAAGTCTATCTATAAGGTAGAGCCAGGTGCGTGGTTAGAGTTTGATTTAAACGATAATTTTAAACTTCATAGAAGAAACCTATGGAGCTATTTTGATATTGGATCTGAGCCGTTAGATACGGCTGAATTTAGATTTAATATCAAAGAAGCAGTCCATAAAGTTGCAAAAAATATAAATAAGACAGCACTATTTTTAAGTGGTGGAATGGATAGTACAGTAGTTGCTTCCCTTTTAAGAGATTCTGATTTAGATTTAGAAATTTTTACAATGGGGTATGACTTAAATCAACAGGGGCTACACGGATTACATAAAGAACACGCTTGGGAATCTGATATGGCAGTTAAAACTGCTAGAGACTGGGGGTATAAAGTACATAGAATAACCCTAGACAGAGATGATAGAGCGCACTTTGGAAAGATGTGGTTAGCAAATACACACTATATGTGGGCTGATCATAATAGACAGGCTCCTCGTTATCTTCTATGCCAAGCAGCTAAAGCAGCAGGGTGTAAGGTAGTTCTTACAGGAGATAGTGGAGATGAATTATTTACAGGATACTATCACCATAGAAACAGATTTCGAGAAAATGAATGTGAAAACATGACTAGATTCATGTCTCAACAGAGATGGTTTCCATATAAAGCGTTTGGAGACGATCATCTAAATAACTCTCTTTTTTCAGATTTACTATGTACATCAGAACAGAATATTTTAGCAACTGATCAAACTGCTGGAATGTTTGGAATGGAAAGTAGAATTCCTTTACTTACTCAATCTTTTGCTAAGTATTGTTTAAGTATTAAAGGAAGTGTAAAATTTAGACAAACAAAGAAGTACAAAAAAGGTACAAACAAATTTTTAATGCGGGAAGTAATGAAAGATTACTTACCTGAACATGTGCGCTTAAGGACTCAAAAAGTGGGTTGGTCGAGCCCGTGGGATAATAACCACCCTAGACTAAGTCCTAAGTGGAGAATACAAGCAGCACAATTTATTAGGACACAGATATAATGGCAAAGGCTAAACAACAAATTGTATATATGATTCCAGAAGGAGAATCTAGGGATAGCCATACCTATCATTATAGCACTATTAAAACTAAAAGTATGCTTTCAGATGGTAAAAAACTTAGACTAAGAAAGTTTAACCCAGTAAAAAATAAACATGAAATGTTTGTAGAAGCAAAGTTACCGAGACACACAAAATGAAAAAGCAAAAAACATCAGAATTATGGGGTAGATATAGAACAACTACTTATGATTGGTACTTAAAGTGGATAGCTAGTGTAGTTATACTTTGTGCTATGTCTATAAGAGGGGTTCCTCATCTAACAGAGTGGGATCTAATGTTATCAACTATAGGAGTATTCATGTGGTTAATAGTATCTCTTGTGTGGAAAGATAGAGCTTTGATTTTATTAAATGGAGTAGGTTTACTATTCCTAGCAAAAACTTATATAAGTATGTATTTGGTATGACCCCTCAAGAATTACCTATAGGTGTGTGGACAGGCTACTTGATATTGTTCAGTATGTGCTTTATATTATTCTATATTGCATGGAAGGACAAATGAAGGCAGTTTTAAGTAACAGAATACAAATAGAAGGAAATACTGCGTTGCTTACGGAGATGGAGGAAGAACTTACATATACATTACCTCCCCGTATGCCACAAGATCCACCTATGGTTATAAAAACAATAAGACCTTTAAGAGATGGTTTAGTTTCTATACCTATGGGAAGATTGGATTTAATCCCAGATGATTATGATATTATCGATAAGCGAGTATCTGTGCCTGTAGACTTTCCTGAATTTAAGTTTACTTTAAGGCAAAGTCAAAAAATGACAGTTGATGAAGTAGAAGACAGCGCTATAATTAACGCTTGGGTAAGTTGGGGAAAGACAGTAGCAGCTTTAGCAATAGCTAAGAAACTTGGACAAAAAACACTAGTAGTTACACATACAACTAATTTGAGGAATCAATGGGAAAAAGAAGTACAGAAAGCTTTCGGCATACGGGCTGGCAGAATCGGGTCAGGGGAAATGAACACTTCGCCCCCAATAGTAGTGGGGAACATTCAGACTTTATACCGTCGCGTAGACGATATAAAACGTTTATTCGGAACAGTTATTTTAGACGAGATGCATCACGTTTCGTCCCCTACATTTACCCGAATAATAGATGAAATGCCTGCAAGATATAAGGTTGGACTGACAGGAACATTAGAACGGAAAGACGGAAGACATGTAGTATTTAGAGACTACTTTGGAAGTACAGTACTAAAACCACCAAAAGAAAATTACATGACTCCAAAAGTTCATGTTATTAAATCGGAAGTACGATTTCTAGACGGTTCTTATACCCCATGGGCAGAAAGAGTTAATCATCTAGTAAATACAGAAGAATATGTACATAGTATTAGTTTGATTGCTTCTAAGTATGCAGCTGAAGGGCATAAAGTATTAGTAGTATCGGATAGAGTTGCATTTCTAAAAGTTTGTCATAAATTGGTAGGAGATAATTCAGTATGTATTACAGGCGATATGGACTTTGTGGAAAGAGAGAAAACTATGAAACTAATTGGGAGATCTAAAAATATACTGTTTGGAACACAAGCAATATTTTCAGAAGGTATATCTTTAGATGATCTTAGTTGTTTAGTATTGGCTACACCAGTAAATAATGAACCACTATTAACGCAGTTAATTGGTAGAGTAATACGACAAAAAGAGGGCAAGTTACAGCCTACTGTTGTAGATATTCATTTAAAAGGTAAAACAGCTACTAGACAGGCAAACGCCAGAATGGGTTATTACATAAAACAAGATTATAAGGTTAGAGTATTATGAAAGGGTTTAAAGGGAATGTGTTGAGCAGAGAAAAAATAGTGCTTGACAAACGCTTGTATTTTTGGTATAATATATGATATATTATAATTGGAAAAAGATTGTAGAAGCGAGCAACGGAAACGTTGGTGACATTATTACAATCCTTAGAATAATTACTTATAGAATTACACCTAAGAATTATTATGATAAAACGTTTAAGTTTTATGAAAAGAATTTTGGTGGTAGTAGTTTTCTGATAAACCCAGATAAACTACTTACTACTGGTCGTGCTCAATATAGTGATAAAGAAGTTGCAGAATATGTTGGTGTCGCATCATACCGCAATTATCATGAGTACGTAAAAACTAAAGATACCAACTTAGACCTCATTTTCTGTAAAGTTAGTGAGGACATTATTAGAAAAAACAGACTGCTCGAAATTAGAGAGGGGTTTATTCACTTTAAATTTGAGGAGACAACAACGGAGAAATATTATGGCAATTAGCTTTAATCAAACCAAGGGCTCTGCCCAAAAAGACAAAATTGAAACTTACAATTTTGGCAACAAAGAGGATCACAAAGTTCGTCTAGTAGGCGATCTACTTCCTCGTTACGTTTATTGGGTTAAAGGCGAGAACAACAAAAATATTCCAATGGAATGTTTGTCGTTCGACAGGGAAACCGAAACCTTTAACAACAAGGAACACGATCACGTTCGTGATTTTTACCCAGACTTAAAATGTGGTTGGGCATACGCTGTCCAAGGCATAGACTACGCTGATAATAAAATCAAAGTAGTTAATTTGAAAAGAAAACTTTTCGATCAAATTATGGTCGCTATGGAAGACTTAGGCAACCCAACAGATAATGAATCTGGCTGGGACGTTTATTTTAAAAGATTGAAGACTGGACCGCAGGTCTTTAATGTAGAGTACCAATTACAGGCACTCAAATGTAAGCCTCGTGCTTTAGAAGATTGGGAATCAGACTTAGTTGGAGAACTAAAGTCTATGGACGACGTACTTCCGCGTCCTACCCCTGATGCTCAACTAGAGTTACTAAAGAGAATTACAGCTGCGGGCAAAGAAGAAACTGTTGATGAGGAGTTTGACGTATCATGATTACGGTAGGCGATGTATTCCCTGAATTTGAACTAACAGGTGTTGACAAGGATAATAACTTTGTAGATATAGATGACAACGGACTTTTAGGAAGTTGGTCTGTACTATACTTTTATCCAAAAGACTTCACTTTTATATGTCCTACAGAAATACAGGGTTTCGATGCATTAGTAGGAAATGATGTAGACGTTCTGGGATTCAGTCCAGATAACGAGTTCTGTAAAATAGCATGGAAAGAAGACAATGAGCTTATCCGTGATATAGAACATACTCTAGTAGCAGATTGTAGTAATCAACTTGCTATGGAAGTAGGAATAGTATCTAATGAATGGGTTCCATACAGAGCCACCTTTATCCTCGATGAGGATAACGTCATTCAATCTTTAGCAGTGAATGCTCTCGATACAGGAAGAAACCACTATGAAGTCGAAAGGACACTTGAGGCTCTCAGAGCTGGCGGACTTACTGGTTGTAACTGGCACAACGGAGAGGACTTCGTAGCATGATTTTATTCACAGCAGACTGGCACTTAAAGCTAGGGCAGAAGAATGTACCAATGGAATGGGCGTGCGCTCGTTATAAGTTATTTTTCGACCAAGTAAAAGAGTTGGAAACTGACTGTGATATGCATATCATAGGTGGGGACTTGTTTGATCGAGTTCCCTCT